CGCTAAATTCCACTGCTCATCATAAATTTGCTTCAGCAATGGCGCTCTTTCAGAGGCTTCAGGACGCTTCATACTAATGTAATAAGCCAGACCAGCAGCCATACAAGGCATAAATCGAGCAGGAATATCCGCATTGTTAGAAGCCGGACTGCCCGCATCTTCTATCCGCTGTATATAGTAATAGTTGATTTTGTAAGTTTCTGCGTCATCAGGAACAGGCCATACGTTTAACGCTATAGCACCTGGGTCTTTTTCGATCCAATACTGAATGGGACGGCCTTGAGTGAGCTTATTAGTCAAATGTGAATACTGACTAATTGAAATCCGACTCATCGTTAGATCGGTCTGCTTATCAGCACCCCCATCATCCGTCCTTAAAGAAGCCTCAATCACATCTAGCTGGTCACTAGACAAAGCATAACGACCAGTACCCGCTGTAAGCGCCTGAGAGCCTTCCTGTACAGACCAAAGGTTTAACCCCTTGTTCTGCCATTCAAGAAACATTAAATCCAAGCTACGCCTTGCTGTGCGGTAATCATAGCCACTACGCAACTCTAAGCCAGCCCGTTCATAGGCTTCTTCAAGAATATCGCTTAAATCAAGATTAAACGCATAAGTACCACTAGTAGCCATTTATTTCAGTCTCCTTACTTCTTTTTAGCTGTTTTTTTCTTAGCTACTTTTTTAGAAGCGGTTTTTTTCTTCAGCACTACTTTCTTTTCTAGCTTAGGCTCTGGCTTAGGAGCAGCCTTAACTGGACTAAGCTCTTTTAGCTTTACCTTGGCTTCTTTTTCAGTCATTGCATCAAAAACAACGACATCATATTCACCATCAGAATTTTTAGAGCCTATCTGATAAATAGGATTACCCATTGTATCTGGGTGCATTGAAGTACCATTTTGAAATATTTCTAGCTTTGCCACAATGATCTCCTATGCGTAATTTTTATTCATCGTTAGAGTAACCGTATAAGCATCACCAGAGCCATGACCTACTGTAGTCAACATAATGTCTCCGGTTTTACCTGAACCTGAATTATTTTTTAATCCACCATCACCAAAATCCAACGTATCTGCATAATCCGCAGGTAAATGAAGGCATAAAACATCAGTTGATGCGTCCCACAAAAGTTTTACGCTCATACCAAAATTAGAGAATGTAATTGATTGAAGGGTTACTCCATCACAAGCAGCGCCTGTTATTGGATTTGACTCTAACGCAGAAACATCAACCTTTTTAACCGCAGCCTCACCAGTTCCATCACTTACATTGGTAAAACTCATGATAACCTGACGAGCGCCATCTTGAATTGTTTGACTTGTAACTACATCAGCCATGATTTACTCCTTTTATGAAGGGGGGGCAAATGCCCCCCACATCAATTTTTATATGTAACCTAGATAATACCAGTGAGGTTAATCAGTGAGTAATCAGTCGTTACGTTAACGATCATTACTGTACCAATGACCTGGATAACATCTCCAGCGGCGGGTCCAACTGCTCCTGCGGCACCTAATGGTACTGCATGGTTGCCGACAACCAGTGTGCCTGAAGTCAATACTGTCGCTGGGCCTGAAACTGAGAACCAACCGTAAGCACTGGCAGCCATATCAACAACTGTTACGCCTAAAGTAGCACCTGTAGTTGTAGCTGCTTGAACAATTTGACCGCTTCTTGGATCAGGAATTAAAGTTATTCTTGAAGATGTGGTGATAGCCGTGGCTAGATCATCGTAGCAAGTAATTACGATAGATGGGTCTGCTGAATGATCGTGGGCGGGGTTAGATTTGATTCTAAGCATCTGCCCTTCACCCGCTGCATCATTAACATACAAATATCCATTTGCGTATTGATTTAGCGTGATGTCCGTACCTGCGGTTTCAACTGAGATTGCAGTTTCACCGGCAGCGACACCTGCGGTTGGCGTTAGATCAAAGTGATGTGCGATTGAAGCTGCGTGAGTTACGCATTTACCTGCCGTAACAGCAGTTGCAGCCAATCGACCATAAGCATAAACAGTATTACCGTAAAGCAATCTGCTGCCTAAAGGAAATAACTCTGTAAGTCCTGAAGTGAATGGATCAACAGTACCGTACTGGCTACCGCCTTTACCTACGATAAAGTCTGCGGGTCCATAACCTGTTGCTGCAACATATTGCGTATGCCCACCAGCATCGGTAAAAATATTACCGTCTGAATTAATCACTAGGCCATCAGTAACAGCGCCAGTTTTGGCGGTCACATCAATAGTTTTGAAACCGTTTTCGGACCGGACTGGCCCATTAAAAGTTGAATTAGCCATAATTTCCTCCTCGGAAACTCATCTATCGTCTTGGCGAATGTCCGCTAGGTCGGTCGATAGAATCAAAAATTATCCTAGACCGGCCGAGTATAGCACCGTTTTGGAAAGTGTCAGCCATAAAAAAGGGGCCTTTCGGCCCCAAGCATAAGCTAAGTGTCAGTTTTAGGGGTTCCTGACCGGAGGATAAACGGAGCACCCAGCTAAATTAAATATAGTTTTGCATTCTACCGATAATTAGCTTTGATGCCAAGCGCCAGATCGTTGATAGAAATAGCGGGCAGAACCTGAACGTCATCAAGCGCTCGATCCAGAATTTTCTGTTTCTTCACCAAGACCTCAGCCATTCGGGCATCCAGAGATCCATCGACAACCAGATGCTGCACTAGGACCGAATCCTGCTGCCCAATCCTGTGGCAACGATCTTCAGCCTGTGAAACGTCACCAGGAACCCACGAAAGCTCTGCAAAAACCACATGGCTTGCCGCTGTCAGCGTTATTCCAACCCCAGCTGCACCGATCGTGCCGATAAAGACATCTGCTTTGGAAGCCTGAAATGTATCTACAGCATTTTGTCTGTGCGCTTGATTGCAGTCGCCGGTCAGCGTAACCACGGTTTTGCCAACCGCTTCCAAACCAAGCTTGATACCCTCAACGACATCTTTATGGTGGGCCATCACAACAACCTGATGGTCAATTTCTTTCAGGTGCTCAACCACGTCGTCAACCTTCGCCAACGCCATTTCGTGGCGAACACCAGACATTTGCTCAAAGGAAACGTCGTCGTAGGTAGTGTCTGATACCGCGTCAGCCAAAGCATCAAACTCTTTGGTAAGCTCCCCGCTGTATGCCTTGCTGGGCAAAACTATTACCTGACGCACTTTTGATGGCAGCTCTTTAAGCACTTCGTCTTTTTTTCTTCGAATCATAAAAGACTGGCGCAACCTTCTTTGCAGCTCGTCTAGGTTTGAAGAGCCACTAAAATCCCAGCCGAATCGGCTTTTATAGGCGCCAGCATACTTTCTTGCAAAATTAAAGAAATTGCCGAAAGAATCATGGTCCAAGTAACCCGCTATCGGCTGTAACTCAATTGGCCTATTGGTTATCGGGGTGCCTGTAAGCGCTAATTTGCGCTTGGCCTTGATGCTGACAGCCACAACCGTTCGCTTGGCTTTAGGATTTTTAATCTTATGCACTTCGTCCATGATTACCATGCCCCACGTCCTAGACTGAAGCGCTTTGGCGTGTTTTGTGAGGACATCATAATTAATAATAACCACGTCAGGATCATTCGGTATGTGCTCGCCACCACCGTTAACTACATTGATCGTTCGCTCAGATACAAGCCATTTGACCATTTCGTTCTTCCAGTTGAGCTTTAAAGACGCTGGGCAAACCACTAAGACCGTATTTGGATTTGTGGCGTTTATTGTGCCAATTGCCTGAATTGTTTTACCCAAACCCATCTCATCCGCAATCAAGCAGCTTTTTCTCTTCAAAGCATAAGCAATGCCAGCCTTTTGAAACGGTAGGTAAGCTAAGCCGTTTGGCACAGGTATTTCCATGTCTGAGCTAGTGGCCGCTGACTGCTCAATCGCCGCGTTGTCGTCCACAAACTGGGCGACCAGCCAAGCGTCATTAATCTTAATGACTGTGTAACCAGCTTTTCTAATGGACACTTTCTTGACCTTCCAGAGCGCCCAAAACTCAGGCGTAGGCTTGGCGGTTTTAAGCAACCGGCCGTCCGACTGCTTTTCACCTTTTGACCAATTTAGACTCAAGTCCATTTTACTGACCCGTTTAATTGAGTGAGATCTTGATTATATAGATCGTGTCGTTATGTGCAAGTTTTTATACAAAGAGAATTTACGCATAAAAAAAGGGACCCGAAGGTCCCTTTTAGTTAGCGCTTAATGGTAATTACGCACCTTGTGAACCGTAGATTCCTCTCCAGTCACTAAAGCCGAAGCTGTAGCGCTCACGAGCTTTGTAACGAATGTTACCAGTCGTGAAGTCAGGCTCCATTGACGTTTCCATCGCGCTGCGCTGGAACATCTTGAGGCCTTCGCCAGCAGATGTCACAGACGTCAACAAGAAGAAAGCGTCTGGGTCCGTTAGATAATGATTAACTGTGTATCCGCCAGAAAGAACACCAGTGCTCTTAATTGCGTTCAAATCATTATCAGCAGTACCCGGACGTCCTTGCGAGTTTAGAATCCTGTCAGCCACAAAAACCAGTTCGCTTGGAACTACAAGTTTTTCTGCCTGTACAGAAATCGTCAATCCACGATCGTCGGTGAAGGAACTAATGTCAATAAGGGCATCCTCTAGGGACGTCTCATTGAGATCTGCCATTGATGTAGCTCTGTTCGCCGCTGTGCCACCGCCCGCAAGGACATGCGCAGTATTGATCAGAGATACGCCATCGCCGCCTGTGTGAGACGAAGAAAATGCATTGTTGAGAACATCG